CCTGCCGTGCTTCAACGTCTTCCAGCTCGGCCGCGATTGACTCAGTGACCCGCTCCAAGGTCACTAGCGACATCTTCCCCAGCGCATAGGACTCTGCCGCTGCATCCCGACGGCGCCGAAGGCCATCCGCGCGCTCAGCCAAGCTCTTCCGCTCCTCATCCCGGCCACCCCTACCCAGCCCCTCAGACAACGCGGCCAGCACGCCAGGCTGTTCCAGGTAGGCCAGAACGACATCTGTCACGTAACTCTCTACGTACTCACGGCGCTTATGAGGATGCCCGCCGCCTTTCGAGAAACAGGTGTAGACACGGTGACTCTTCCCCGTCCGAGTCCCAACCACCTTGACCCTGGTCGTACTTCCGCACGTGCCGCACAGGGCCAGGCCGCTCAGGAGGAACCGGCTGTGCTTCGGCGCCTTCAACTTCCTGTCTGGGTTAGCCACGATAGCCACGACGGCCCGCCACTGGTCCTCAGGAAGGATCGCCGGGAACAGGGACGGCCCGACCGTCTCCCCATCGTCATTCACCACCAGCCCCGCATTCTTAGCCCGCAGGAGAACCTGCTTCAACGGGGTCGGAGTCCACGGCTTCCCCGTCGGGGACAGGTGCCCCTGTTCGTTCAGGTACTCCGCTGTTCCAGCCAACGTTCCGCCAGCGAGGATGCGGTTAGCGGCGTCCCGGATCACTGCCGCCTCGGCAGGGTTGATCTCGTAGGGCGGGCGCGTGACACCATCATCGCGCCGCCACCCAAAAGGGAAGTTGCCGCCCGTGAACCTGCCAGAGTCCCGAACCTGCTGCATCGCCCGCTTGATCCGGTCCGACTTATGCTCGCTCTCAAACCGTGCCCATGCGCCCAGCGTCCTCGCCACGGCCCTACCCGACGGCGTTTCGAGGTCGATATGACCAGCCTTGCACGTCACGGTCGCCACACCCTGCTCCTCGCAGGCCTTGATGTACTCCTCCAATTCGAGCGGGGACCGATGCAGGCGGTCGGTGTGCCAGGCGACCACTGTCCCGAACCGGCCACCCCTCAGGTCCTCTAGCAGCCGCAAGTATGCTGGCCTCGGCTTACCCGAGTAGGCGCTCAGGTCATCGTCAACGTAGACCTCTCCGACTTCAAGGCCCCGCTCCTCAGCCAGGCGACGGCAGTCCTCCTCCTGACGGTCCACACCCAAGCCCGCACCAGTACGGTCCTGGGAGATACGGCAGTAGATCGCAGCTGGGCGCGTCGATGTGCGCAAGACGGTACTCATGTGGTTATAGTACTCCCAAGTTGCTGGCCTTCCCGGCCGACGAAGCGACCTACCAAATGCGTTCCTGGTCCTCCCGCACACAGCCCAGAGGATCGCGGCATACCCCCACCGAACCACCCATGCCGCTGGGTGGAGCCATCGTTGCGCGGACGACGGCCAGGGCCACGGGAGAGCTCGCCCTCACGAAGAGGGCGGGCCGATCGTCGTGGGCGAATGTCGCAGAGCGGGGGCGGGGGCAGGCGGGCCGCTTTGGGAGAGGGGACGCTCCGGGAGAGTCAGGCCCGCAGGGGCCACCCGCAACCACCCACACAGGTACCGCGCCCACGCCACAGCCACGACGGTCACCCCCGGGCGTATGGGGCCATGATCGAAGGACCCCCGCGCCACCGCATCCCCCTTCAATGGCGGCCACCGAGTTCACCCACGCCACTGCCTCCCGGGATTGCCGGCGCCACACCCCGGGGAAAACCGGCCGCATCCCCTCCCCGCTGAGCCCCAGGACCCACGGCAGGGACGATTTCAGGCCATTTCTGACACGTGCGGAACAACACACGAACATCGAGTTTTCCGCATGATTCCGAGGATCATCGCCCCAAAAACCTAAACCTCAACCTCAGATTCAAAATCTGTAACCTGCACGCAACCAGATTTCCCATGACGCGTAGCGGTGGGATTCGGGCCCACCCGGGGTTATCCCCTGGGGTTGCTGGTGTTTGTTTTTTGGTTCTCGGTTATTTCGGTGGCGTGATGTTTGGTGTTTGCGCTGGTCAGAGCGTTGCGTGCTGTTCGTGCTGCTGTGGTTCGTGCTCGTGTCTTCTTGTGTTGGTGCTTTGTGGTCGTGGCGCCTGGTGTTGGTGGTGATGGTCTTGGTGGCTGGCTGGTGTGCTCGTGGTGCTCGTGGTCGCGGTGGCGTGGCTGTGCGTGCGTGTGCGGGCCGCTGACGGCTTGTCTGCTGTGCGTGCGTGTGCTGGCTTGGGTGTGGGCTGTAGGGCGCTCAGGTGGGCTCCTGTGGCTCCTGGTGGTGGGGTGCGTGTGGCGCATGTCTTCGGGGCCTGTAGTGGTCGGTGGTGTGGCCCGTGCCTGTATCTGCCAGGGTGCGTGTTGGTGGGTGGTTCTGGTGGCTGTGGTGGTGTCCTGGGTGGGGTGCCGGGGTAGGTGTGCATGGTGGGGGTGGTGCTGTAGGGGGTCGGCGTGATCGATACCCCGCATGTCAGGTTGGGGGTGGTGGGTGCTATTGCTGAGGGGGTGCGAGCTGGGCGTGCCTTGATGGGGTCGATACTCCCGAGGGCGTCGGTGGGGTAAGCCCAGCTGAGGGCATCGGTGGGGTAGCTCCTGCTGTGTGCTTGCCGTCCGCGGTGACGGTGGCCGACAGGTTTCCCGGGGCCGGGAAAGTTTCTGGGCCTGAAACGTTACCGGCGCCAGTAAAGTTTCCCTGGGGTTGCAGCATTACCGGGGCCGGTAAAGCTCCCTGCATGAAACTTTGTCGGAGGGGACATTGTTTCCCTAGGGTATGGGTGTGCCCCCGCGCCAAGGAGAGAAACACGGGGGCACAAGCTGTTCCCTGAAAGGGGGCTAGTCGACCTTAGCCCACGGTGATCTTCTGAATCGCAGCCGGATGCCCGAAGACCGTGGTGACGCGGGCCAGAGCACGCACCGCGGTCACGTCACTGGTGTAATACACAGAATCGTTCTTGGTGACCTCGAAGTCCTTGCGCAGGGCGACCACAACGGAGTCCTTCGGGATACCCCAGATCGTGCCCTTGGGGCAGGCGGGCGTGATCCACATCGGGACGCCAGCGATGGTGGCGGCCGGGGTGACGGTGCCCGCCTCAGTGGTGGGGTCACCCTTAGTGGGATCGGGCTGGAGGAGCGAGCGCTGTGAGTCTGCTCGCTCCTTGATCTTGGCGATCGCAAGCCCGTCATCGGGGTTGGCGACGAAGGCGCTCAGGGTTGCGCCACCGGCCTTGCTGGCCGCATACACGGCATCCACGAAGGGGTCAAGGCTGGCGACCTTAGCGCCGGCGGCGATGGTGTTCGCGCCGTCGATGTCACCGAGACCACGGGGCGCCTTGGTATCGGTGCCACGCTTGCCGAAGAAAGCGGTGTCCAGCTTGAGTGCGAGCGACCGGGCGAGCCCCCGGGTGACAATCTCGGCGACGGCCGGCGAACTATCGTTGAGGAACTCGCTGGAGACGGTGGTCAAGCCAGCAAGCTTGTGGAAGACATCCGTGTCCTCGGCGAGCTTGGCGCCGCTGGCGGGAATCTCCTCGCCCTCAGCCACCCACGCGACGGCCGGGTCCTCGGTGACGACGGGCACGCGGAAGCTGTTCGACGCCTCGTCGATGCGGACCATGGTGGCTGCGCGCAGGGCGACGGACTGTGCCTGTAGCGGGCGGACGATGAGGTTTCCGACGGAGCTGTTCAGAAAGGCGCGGGGCTGGCTGGTGGTAACCATGTTGGTTGCCATGGGTTTCTCACTTCCCTGTAGATGGTTCTGTTTGACATGCTTCCGGTTACGGAATGAGATAGGGGTGTGAGTTGGGGTGGTTTCTTGTTCTGCTGGCAGCATCCGGGGGCACCTACTCGCACGTTCCCGTTCGTGTTTTCGGCGCCCCCGGATTGACCATCCAGTGAAGGAGATACACCCCGAATGTAAGCGACGGCAGACAACGCCGCCTACAGGCTTGATTCTATCAGAATCAGATTACGTCGCTGTGGCCTCTGAGAAATTCATCTGCCGTCAGTTCCTTGTCTTCGGCGAACAGGTCGGCGTCCACTGCGGGGTCGCGGGGGAGCGATACTGCCGGGGCGTTCTGGGCGGCGAATTGCTTCAACAGGTCGATCTGCGCGTTCCAAGTGTCGGGGCTGCCGGTAAGCAGCTGGCTGTAGTTGCCCTTGATGCCCGCCGCGTTGAGTGCGTTGGTCTTCTGCTCGGCTTCGATGCGTGCGGCTTCCCGGGCTTCGAGCTCGGCGAGCTTTGCTTCGAGGGCGGCGTACTTCTGTTGAAGGGTGTCCTCCTTGGAGGCATCCTCCTGAGAGGCGTTCTCCGGCTCCTCAGCGGCCTCGGGAGAGTCGGCCTTGTCATCCTGAGGGGCGGGCTCTACAGGCCCATCCTGAGACTCCTGGTGGCCTTCCTGCTGGGGCTCCTGGCCGTCGGTGGCAGTGTCGCCGTCATCGTCCGCCGGGGCGAGCTCCTTGCCGCCAGCCGTCAGCCATTCCTTGAGGGCGTCGCCCACCTGCTCGGTGGTGGCTTCCTGGTCATCGATGCTGTCGAGGTCCTTGCTCATGTTCTGTCTCCTAAATCGGTCGTTCGGTTTCTCTGTGTGCTGTCAGAAATACGGATTGGCGATGGCCCAGCCCTTGGTTGAGTGGCGCTTAGCCTCGCGTTCTAGGCTGGCTGCCTTGGCGCTCAACGTGGCGTAGTCCCGGATAAGCTCCTCATGCTTGGCCTTCAAGTCGGCATACTCCTGTTTGAGCTTGCTGAGCTCGGTTTCCATGTCCTGGTCATCGATAGCGTCGAGATGCTTCATGTCATGTCTCCTCGGTTGGTTGTTCGGTGCCCTGTGTGCTGACGACGCTCCAGTCACTAGCCAAGTAACGTATGAGCTTGCGCCTCAGGTGGGCCGCCTCGCTGCTCAACGCGAGATACTCACGGAAGAGCACGTCATACTTAAGCCTCAGGGCGTCGTACTCTCGTGGGAGGTTTTTGAAGTCGATGTACGCGCTCGGACTGAGGTGCTCGCTAGTGCTCATTTGAAGTCCCACATTCTGGCTGCGGCGTCATCCATGCTCTCCCACCACCAGCCGATCTCATTGGCCTCTCGGGCGGGCACGTCATCGTTCACGACGGCCATCCAGTCGGCTGCGGTGCGTGTGCCCGGCTTCCACGGTGACTCATCCTCAAAGGTGACGGTGGCGGCGACGGCGGGAGTGCCGAAGTCCAGGGTGACAGTCTTGGTGGTGGCGGTCATTTCGCCTCTCCCTCCAGGGTTGGAATCTTGCAGTTGGTTGGCGTGCTGTGAACCCAGCTGGTGCGACGGACGACGCCGCCCGGGGCATGGGGGTCGCGTGTCTCCGTGATTACGCGAGTCAGGCCCCTACACGGCCAGCTGGTGACCATGGTTCTGAACGGCTGCGTGCGGTCCCTTCGCCGCTCTTCGATGACGTCAGGGGCGGTGGCGTGGGCCGCGGCGACGGCGGCGAGCTCCTCCTCGTTGGTGAGGCGCCACACCCACGTCTTGCCCTCTTTGACGGTGAGGATGTCCTCGCTGGCCTTGCGGGCCGCCTGCAACGTCGAGGTGGGGAACCCGGCCGCGGCCCCGGCGCGGTAGAGCTCCTGGGCGCATGCCTCGCCCCCGTGCTCGGTGAGGTAGGTGCGTGCCCACCGCCTGGCCGCCTCGGCCCGGGTAATCTCGGGCTCCTGGGTATCTGTCTGGGTCATCGGTTCTTCCTATCTGAAACTATGTCTTGGGTCACTGTTGGAGGGGGTGGGTGTAGTTGGTGTAGTTGGTGCGCTAAGTTCCCCGCGAAGGGGAGATATAGAAAGTTGCCGCTGGAACTACACCAACTGCACCCTCAGTTGAGAAACGTTGGAATCATGCGGTTTCCTCCGCCAGTAGCCCAACGCCCCTGAACGCCATGCCTGCCTTGCTGCGGTACTTCTCGAAGCCGTGACCTTCCAGCTGCTCTGAGAACTGCTTCCTGGCCAGTACGTCAGCGCCGTCGTCCACAGCCCACGACTGGAACTCCCGGTAGAGATCGGGCAGGGATGCGCGCCCCGCGGGGGTCCTCACGCACCTCTCGGCCAGGAAACGGGCCACAGTGTCAGAGTCCTGCCTATACCGGTCGGTAGCCGCCGTCACCGCCGCCGCATCAGGCATCCCGTTGGCCTGGTAGTCGGCCCAGCCTTCGAGCGCCCACGTCATGATCGCGTCGGCCTCGGCCGCGAGCTTCGCCCCAAGCTCCGGGTCACGCTCCTCCGGCGGGATCGTGACGTCGAAGGGGATCACTCGGATACGCCGCCATGCAGCCGGATCAGTGCCATCGATCTTCGGGAGAAAGTTGGTCACCATAAGCGGGGTGTGCGTCGGCTTGAATGTCACCGGGTGCCCATACAAGGGCCGGGCCGTCACGGGGTCACCGCCGGTCAAGGACTTCATGAGGGCCGTCGCCAGCGGCCGGTCACGCTCAGTCTCGGACACCACCACGAACCGGCGCCCCATCAGGTCGAACAGGGCCGGAGAGGCGGCGTTAGCACTACCCTTCGCGTTCATAAACAGCTCACTATCGGCTGCATGCCCGTAGTCGCCTAGGGCGTGGAGGATCGCGCTGTAGGCGCCCCCTTTCCCGTTGGCGCCGGTCCCCGTAGCAATCGTGAAGACCTGCTCCCTCACGGCACCGCAGAGCGCCATGCCGACGAAGGCCCGGAAGTAGCGGCGCACAGCCTCATCGGGCAGGACCTGTTCAAGGAACCTGAACCACAGCGGAACATCGTCCTGGCTGTAGACGGCCTCGGGCGCGAACGCACCCCTGGTCATCTTCGTAAGCCGATCGGCCGGGTCATGGGGGCGGACGGCCCCGGTCCTCAGGTCGTAGGTCCCGCCCGGCGTGTTCAGCAAGTAGGGGTCGGAGTCGAGGTCATCCGACACCACCACGAGCTCCTGCATGCTCTGAGCAAGGCGCAGGATGCCGTCGATGGCGTTGGCGCTCTGACAGGACCTCACCGCCTGTCGCAGCTCGGAGTCATGCATCCCTTCATCGAAGGCGTCATGCAGGACCTCACGCACGTACTCGCTGCATCGGCCGGTGACGTCTTCTGCCCAGCGCCGCCCGTCCCAGACGTGCCACCGCTTGAGGTCGGCGACATAGAGGATGCGGTCTGAGTACTTGGCGGCCAGGCGGTAGGCCATGCGCAGCTGCCCGGATGACGCCCGTTCCTTCTCCGTGACGGCCGGGGCCTTCTCCTGCTTGTCCCGTAGGGCGGCGATCTGCTCGTCCGTCGCCGTGCCGGGGACCACGGTCGGCCCCCACCCGTCTTCCACTACCGTGAGGGCGCTCATGCGATCCCCCTCTCTGCGAGGACCTGACGGGCGCGCGCAGCACGGTCATGCTCCCCACGAATCTCGCACAGCTCCGCATACGGGACGCCCTGGGCCAGAGAGGCCGACAGGGCCCGGTTCTCGGCGTCCAGCTGCCTCAGGTGCTCCGCATGTAGGGCGGTGAGTACGTCTGCCTGCCCGGCGGCGTAGGCGGCGTTCTGGGTGGTCTTCAGTAGGGCGCAAGCGGCCTCGAAACCAGCCTGATAACCAATGCGCTCACCGACGGCGATGGTGCGGTTAACTTCCCTCATGGCTTCCGGGCCGAGCTCGTCCAGCCGCTTGAAGACCGAGGGCGAAGCGTCCTGGGCGTAGTCCCGGCACTTCTCGGTGGCTGCCTGCCATTCGCGTGCTTCGATAGCCGTGGCCTCTCGCCGCCGTGCTCGGGCGTCGTGAGCGAGTATGTCCAGTGGTTGCGTCGCGTCTAGGCGCGGGAAGGTTGCAGTGGCGGCGTTGAGCGCTGTATCCTGGGGCCAGCCCACCGCGCAATTTGGGCTTCCCCCCGTTGGAGTGATCTGACGGGGGTTACTCATGTTCATCATCGGGCCGCACCCCCGATGGGGTTGAGAATCGCGATGATGCGATCACGTGTGGCTGGCGAGATGGCCGGCGCTTTGGCGATGGTGGCTGCAATAGCCTCGCTGTAGGTGGTCATTACGCACCCGCCTTGCTCACGAGGGCCTTAATGTCGTTGGCCTTGACTCGTGTGGTGTTGGGGCCGCCGGCCTTGTAGGCGATGATTCGCCCCTCTTTGATCCATCGGTAGACGGTGCTTCGGTCGCAGCCCAGGTATTCAGCTGCGTGGGTGACACTCCAAAAGGTGGTGCCGCCGATTCGGGTAGTAGCCCTCATCTCTGTTCTTCCATCCTGTGATTCTCATGTGTTCCTTTCCTCTAGTGACGGCTGGCTGATACAGCCGCGCCCCGTCCCTTCTGGGGCACTACTATTTTCTCGTCCGATGCGTTTGTCGCACAAGTGTTCGAGGGCGGCTTGCGTGTTGAGGGAGCGTGTTCCCGAAAGGGGGGAATGTCTCGCTTAGTCAATGAATGTCTGAACGTGCCACCTATTGCATGGCAGGGTTTCGTTGGAGTGCTTGGAGAATGTGGCTACATATGATTAGTGAGGTCGGTCGGAATCGATCAAGGAAACCTCAACCATCGCCCCCTGAGTGATCTCAAACACACCGCTGTGTTCGGTTCACAACACACCCACCTAGGCCATCACCGCCCCCACGCACACGAAAGGCCCCCGCACCACCACAACGGGCAGCACAGGGGCCTACAGGACGCCACAAGGGCCTACAAGGCAGGGATAGCGCCCTCAGTCGCCAGCGACGGACTCATGCTTCCAATCGATCCTCACCGTCTCAGGATCGAAACGGCGCGCACCCGTCCTAGGAGTAGGTAACAGCGTCACCGTGCACAGGGCATCAATCACAGCACGCCGCTGGTCCGTAGACGCCGCCTCCCAAGCAGCCCGAATATCCCCACCACTCAGGACCGCAGACAGCGCTCCATCGGACACTAAGGCCACCTGCCGTGCTTCAACGTCTTCCAGCTCGGCCGCGATTGACTCAGTGACCCGCTCCAAGGTCACTAGCGACATCTTCCCCAGCGCATAG